AGCGTCTATGCTATTTGGCACATTCGGCTACGAGTTTAATACCAACATTTTGTGGATGACTCGTAAGCCATACATATCGCTGGCGGAAGGACTACAAATGAAGGCCGGAAAGGAAGACCACATCAGTAAATACTTGTTCAACGACCTGATCTGCAAAGAAGTCTGTAGTTATATAGGCGAAAACATGTCAATCAAAAAACCTGTACAATCTAGTTTCCTGATCTAGTTTCCTGATTTAATTTAATTATTGCATTTCATTTCCATTTCTCTCTTATACTTTTCTTAAATATTGATAATGTATATTACTGCTAAATAACACAAAATACCTAAAACCAATGATAATAACCATAAAGGCATTATAGTTTTATTTTTATATCCAATGCCAAATTCGCGAATACTTCCATCTTTATTATAAAAACATGCTGGTTTCATCATTTGAATAGTTCCAAAAATAATAATAAACAATACAATTGCTGATAGTGTTTTATTTTCTCTAATATAGTTTTTATACATATTATACATCTTATATATCTTATATATAATTATAAACAATTTTTTATTTGTTTTTTATGAAACAAATAAAAATCCACAAAAAATTTATTTTATTTTATTGATTTTTGCAATATCTTCTAAAAAGGATATATAAATTTTATTGTAAAAACTTAATTATCATCTTGGTAATCTTGGTATTCTTCCTCAGGAGCACTAAAACCATCCGTTTGCCCATTATGAAAATCTTCCGTCATATAACTCATATCATATGCATCCGCATCAATTTCGCGCTCAACCTCTTGTTGCTCCATATAATCATTTAATAATATATCAATATTTTCATCATTCGCATTAGGATTACGTTTTCTAATTTTTCTCTCTGCGACCGCCATTTTATCTCTAAACATTTGTTCTTCGTCGTAGAAATTCTTATCGTATATTGTTAAACCCTTTTGCATTCCCTTGCTATACATTCCCAACTTGTTAATCTTGAGTAATGTATCTACATTTCTTGACTCGTCTGTCATTGATTTAAGTCTATCAGTCACATCATTCTTCTCTCTTTCCTTCAATTTAAAGATTTGATCTTGTATCTCTTCATAGGATATATCCACTTCACCCTTCTCTTTATTCAGTATTTCAATAAAAACAACCAATAGTTCGGCGGTTTTTTGTCTTAATTCCTTTTTATTACCCGTCAACAATCTAGTGTCTGTTTCTCTTCTACTTGCAATAGATAAATCAACTTTTGTTTCTTCATCCTCCAGATAATCTACTGCAAAAATATCAGCCACATCAACTGGTTTTTTTATTTCAGAGACAATCATTTCATCTTCGTCTGATAAATCAATGTAATTGATTAAAACTCTCATTAGATAATATTCAAACAATAATCTACTTGTTCTCTCGTCAAAGACAGGTTTAATGGTTTTGTCATTATTAATTTTTGTACTTGTGAAAGCGGGAGTATGATTTGCCAATTTTACTATATTTTTAGCTGTGCCTTGTACTGTAGTAAGCACATTTTGCAATGTCGGAATATCATAAAATATTTTTAATTTTTCATAATAAGAACTAATATCTTTTTCCAACTTGTGAGAATGATTTTGTGAAAAACCATAATAAGATGGTATGTAAACATCGTCATAATTTACTTTGTTCAAAATAATATTAGGAAATACATTCACAAAGTTTTCTACAAAATTTTTGTAAAAATGCACGATATTATATAGTTTATCATCTGAAATACGTATGTGTTCATTTCTACTTGAATTATCTGCTACCCATACTGAAAGGTTTTGGATCGTTTTTTCCAGCCTTTTCACTTTACTATTACTTATATCTGGGCCCGAGTTTCTTTTAACAAATTCTATGATCTCCCTCTTCATGTCATCAATATTTCTATCTAAGAAATTATTTAAATCCTTCACTTGTTTCGGGTAATTTTCTGTAGTGATAACTTCGGAGGCAATATCATAAGAATCCAATGCGTCTTTAATAAGATCTCGTAATGACTGTTCAGCCACTTCGTCGTTTTCCTCATCTATGGATTCTATAGACTTTAATAATTTTGTTGTAGAAGAAAATTCAAGATCATCCATTTTAACATTAATTATGTGATGCTGACCTATCACTTGTAATAATCTTAAAAAGTCTTGATTAGTATAATTTCTTCCATCCTCTTTTAGTTTTTGAATAATGCGCTCAACGGAATCACTTGGATTAATTAGTCCATTATCTGGCTTACTTGTACACATTGGAAGTAAAGTTTCAGGGATTGGTATGAGTGAATTCAATTTACAAAAATAAATATAGCCCAAATAAATGGTTTTTTCACTAAATTCATTGCTAATAGAAGGGTATTTATTTTTTGTATTAATATCACTATAAAATAATCCACCTTTATAAAGATCAGTAAAATCGTCCATCATATTTGATAACTCTGCAACAATTCCATTGTATTCTGCAATACGTTGATCCTTTGATATAAAATAACCAATGGTTGTTTCTCCGTCTTTACTTTCACAACATGCATTTTCAAGATATGGTTCATTATTTGATGTATGAAGAAGCAATCGGTTTTTTCTTACAACTTCTTGGATTCTTTCTACCAACGCTAGAGAGAACTGTATAATTTTTGAAGCTACAACAAGTATTTTCTCTCTTTGATTAATGGAACCAACCCTTAAATCTGTATTTAATGATCTCTTGAATTCACTGGAAATATTTACTAAATGTTTTATATTAAACTTTACTAGAGGCGGTAGAAATTGAAACCAATTTGAAATGTCGTGTTCTTCAGGTATTTCTTCTGGACCACTCGTTAGTAAATAATTGGTTTTTTCTTCAAATTTTTGGTTTACTTCGGGGAGAGACAATAAAAAACTATCTATAGATAGTTTAATTTTTTCGGTTATAAATTCCCTCTTTTTAGCCTTTAACACATTCCATGGTTCGCCGGATTCTCTTATATCGTATGCCACGCAACCTAAATATATTAAACTACTCAAATCCCCTGCACCTTCAAACGGATAACCAGAAAAAGACCTAACACACCCAGGATGTGTTTTTCTTGTTTTAACAGATGGAATACAAGTTTGAATAGCAATTAAAAACATTCCAAGTGTGTAGTATAAGAGAGAAGTGTTATAATAGTCATTATACGATGGTAGCTTCTTACCCTTTTCTTGTGCTTCTCTTAATAATCGTTTATAATCTGCTTCCGGCTGAACCTTGCTTCTAATTGCGTATTCAACACAATTTATAATAAATTCCTTTTGTATTTCAATATTGATACCCATAGCAATAGAGAGAGTGTTTACAATATTACTTATTGTTTTTGTTTCTGGAGTGCTATAAATTTTGGCCTTTTCTGCTAGTGCGGATACAATTTTATTTCCTGCATCCTCTTCCAAAACGGATCTAGATACAACTCTAAATCCATCTTCATACCCTTCTTCAATATCAAAGTCAACTTGACAAATCGGCCAACCACTATGTTTATCAACCCACCAATCACCGTCATCACTTAATTTACCGATTTGTGATTTTATTATTTCAAGACTATCACGATAACCATATTGTCCTTTGACAACAAAGGCTTCTGCTAATGTAAATTTAAATGTTGGTAATAATGGAGTATTCGTTTTAATACAATACAACCAATTTTCTGTTTCAAATTCGTTTAATGGTCCTAATCCTTTCACTGCTTTCCTTGTGAAAGTATTCACAAATTTGATTATATTAACTTGCTTTTCTACAAAATCTTGTTGTCTTAAAATTAAATTAAGGACTTCTTGATAAGGACAAAATGGTTTAGAACTCATATCATCTTCTATATTTAAACCCAATTTGTACTGTTGATTATTGTATTTCAACATATTGTTTGTTTCAATCTTTATTAAGGATACAATTACATCTTGGTAATAAAGCAATTGGTTAGAAATTTGTTCTTTCAATTGCTCTCTAGAAATTTTATATTTTGTATCAAATGCACTAATGACATCTTTTAAAAGCTTGGTTTGTATTCCTAGTTCATCTACTTTTACACTTTCACATTTATCGTCTATTTCGCCAGGAATGCTTACACATTGTTTTTGCATATCGCATAATAGTGTGGGTTCATCTGTATTTATACCTTCTTTACTAAGTTCGGCATCCAGTTCCCATTTATTATTCGTTCTAACATAATAATCTACTTCATCTGCTATGTTTTCATTAAAACCTTTGTATAATATTGCAAATTGACCGTCCATTACCTTTTTATATCCATTCACTAATGTATCTGCTAGATAATCTGCATCCGTTTCGGATAATCTTTTCTTTCGCATCAAGTCTTTGGTTATATATTCCTTTAATTCTTCTGGCGACATGGTAAGAACTTCTTTTGCATACTGTTCCTCTAACAAACCATAATTGGTTTTATCGTATTTTTTATCAAAATAAATGGTTTTATCATTATCACCGTTTAATGCATCTAGTCTAGTATAATATTTTGCAATAGTAACTGTTTTGCATTTATCTCCAGTCTCTTCTTTTTTCAATCTACCATCAATCTTGTTTTTCTCTTCTTCAAAAAGATTTGAAAATTCGGTTGGAAACATTAAAGGAAAACTTTGAACTGATATTGCAGTTGTATATAACTTAGTATAGTCTCTTAGATATAATTTACGAAGAATTTCTGAATTACTAAAAATATTCTCCGGATTCGTTATTTGATAATCTTTTTCAAAAATCTCGTCGCGTAGTTTTTTATCAAGTAAAGACATAACAGAGTAAGCATTAGTAGAAATGGATGTTAAACTAGTTTTTCTTGAAACGAGCATTCGGAATATGTTTTTGCGATCCTGATATTTTTTATTATAAAATCTGATTTGACTATCAATAAATTCTATTATGTCTTCATATTGCTTATATGTTAAATCATCAGTATAAATTAAAAAGGGTTCCAAATAAGATACTACATCCACAATAGAAAGCTTACCTACAATGTATTTTTTCATTAAATTAAATAATACCTTTGTCTTGGGTATAATAGTCTTTACAAATTTTTTGTATAAATCATTACTTTTCATGGATTTTATTTCATCCTCGCTGAAATCCAATACAAACTTTTTAATATTGTTTGCAAAATCATACTCGTTGTAGTCTATTTCTTTTTCAAAATTATCAATGAATATTTCCTCTAATTTTTCTCTCTTGAATAGCTGCCAATAATTTAAAAAGTGCAAATTTAAATTTGCCTTGTCTAGCAAACTACTTCCTGGAAGATTTACTTTTGAAAAACGAATGACAGGTTCAGGTAGTGTTAAAAACGACTTTATAGACATGGTATCGTTTTCTACAATATTTGTTCTTACCGAAACAAATTTAGCTCCGGTCAAATCGGTAGCATTTAATTTACTTAAGGCAGTATTGTATTTTTGAATGACAAATTTTCTATTTCTTATTCCATTATTATGAAAAACGGATGAATACATTTCGCCCAAATTATCAATAATGGTATTGATATCGTCATTTACATTTTTATTACAAATAACGCCGTTTTGTTTATCGTCTCCGACCAATTCAAAGGGAGTAAAAAATGGATTTAGACCAGCATACAATGCAGAGTAAGCGTTTTGACCTTCTGGTAAATCATTTGATTTATAATTGCTGATTAATTCACGAATATTTTTAAGGTCCATTTCTAGATTAATTTCGTCAATATCATTGTTTTCTTTTTCTAAATCTTCTACATCATAAACTTTTCTAATGTTTTTAACTACAGGCAAAATCCAGTATAAATTTAGTTTGAATTGTCTAAAATAAGTATCTACAATCGGTTTAAATGCAGCTTCTCTAACCAAAACGCCATCCACATTACCATATTGATCAAAAAAGGAGAAATGTTCTCTCAATTGTTTAAATCGCTCAATCATAATATGAATATTGTTAAGTACTCTTGGCGTTCTCTGTGCATTTGGAATCGTAGAGAGAAGCTCATCAAGTAAATCACTAACCTGTGTTTCAATGCTATATCTTTGGCTTCTACTTGATACATCCACGTACTGGACAATGGGGCCCAACTCTTCCTCACCAAATTTAACTTGGTCGGCTCTTATGATAAATTCACGGACTTGGTCTTTTATGTTTTTAAGAGGAACCTTCAACTGCATTTTTTCAGGGTCAATATATTCTTTTGGCGGTTCAATTTCAGGTAAATCAAAAGGTACTGCTCCAAGGTCTTGGTCTTGGTCTTGGTCTTGGTCTCGTTCTTTTTCTTGGTCTTCAATTTCGCCTTCTTCAAGGTCTTGTCCTTGGTCTAGGTCTTGTCTTTGTGTTTCTTGTCCTGATAAAGGCTTTGTAGGTTTCTCTCTAATTTCAATTGTTTCAATTGGTAAATTTTCAGGAAGACCCTTATAATCAAAATTCAAATATATAACATCTCCATCAATGGTTCTAATCTCAATCATATCATTTTCTAAATTACTAATTTCTCCTGTTATAATAACAGGAAAATCGCCGCCAAAATAAATATTTATCCATTTACCAGGCAATAACCCGTTTTGTCTCGCATAACTTGGCGTTTCACTTCTACTTAAAATAGCAATTCGTGTTATGGTTCCGGCACCAAATACACCTTCTGGCGATATTGGAACCCTGATTCTATTTAATGAATCTGTGTTTATTAAATAAGTTTTTGATTTATCTATGTAGTCAATAATAAAGATCTGGTCGTTTAATATTTCGTTTAAGGGATCTGTTATATTTATAATATCTCCTAATTGTAGTTCCAATATAGTATCATTTGATTTTGTTGTAGGGTTAGTTTCTTCTTCATTTTCAGACATTTTGTTTCTATATTTATAATAGAAATTTTTATGCTTTTTTTATTTATAATTATGAAATATAATTGTGAAATATAATTTTGAAATTTTTATATGAATCGTAAAATGCGAAAATCAATATTTAAATATAGTTTAAAGACTAATTCATAATTATAAATATTCAAGATGCCTGCTTTCCCGCGATATATATTATCAGATATTCATGGTTTTACTAGTATGATAAACAATGATGATAAAAAAGATGATATTAACAATTTAAATATACTAAAATTGAATAAAGTAGAATGTAGAACAACTAATAATACCGCTTACAGAGTTATTAGATACGATAAGAATTTCTTAAGTAGTGACTTAATTCGCACATATGGACTATGTCGTTCTGTTATTGTAAATAGTGATAATAAGGTTGTTGGGTTTGCTCCTCCTAAATCTATTTCATGTGAAGAATTTATTAGTAGTTACTCCGAAAAAGATACTAGTATTGTTGCTGAAGAATTCGTAGAAGGAACAATGATTAATGTTTTTTGGGATGATTCTATTGGTGTAAGCGGCGGCTGGGAGATTGCCACTCGTAATACGGTTGGCGCTACATCTAGTTTTTACAAGGGACCTCACGCGAAAACATTCCGGGATATGTTTTTGGAAGCAGCAAAGGAAGCAAATTTGACATTTGATAATTTAATAAAGACAATTTGTTATAGTTTTGTTCTTCAGCATCCCGAGAATAGAATTGTTGTTCCATTTAAAAAGCCACAACTGTATCTTGTAGGTACATACAGAATTACTAATGAGCCTGATAGTGTATATGTTGAGGTGTTTGACCATCAACAAGCTAATAAAAATTTTCCATTTACATTAGTAGGTGCTGATATTAAATTACCTGAGACATATACGTTTGACACTTATGCTGAGTTGATTGAAAAATATGGGTGTATGAATACATCTTATGATGTTGTGGGTGTTGTTTTGTATAATAAACTTACTGGAGAGCGCGCAAAAATTCGCAACCCAGTTTATGAGCAAGTTAGAAATTTAAGAGGTAATCAACCCAAGTTACAATATCAATACCTTTGTTTAAGAAATGAAGGAAAGGTAAAGGATTTCTTGAAATTCTATCCTGAAAACAAAAAGGAGTTTTCTGGTTTCAGAGATCATGTGCATTTATTTACGGATACATTATTTGCGAATTATGTAGCTTGTTACATCAAGAAGCAGCGACCATTGAGAGAATTTTCAGATCAATATAGAACGCATATGTATAATATTCATCAGAAGTTTTTGACAGAACTTAGAGAGAAGGGACAATTTGTTACGAATACAGTTGTGCAGCGATATGTGAATCAGTTACATCCGTCTTTGTTAATGCATTGTTTAAATTTTCAAATGAGAAAAAGAAACATTGATAAAATTATTGCTAGTGAGGATAGCAGCGAGATGTAAATAATTTATGGGTGGCATATTATTATTATTATTATAAAATTTAATTATTATTTTTGAATTATAATTAAATAAAATTGTATTATATTTGTTTCTTATCTATAGTTACCAGTTTTGCAATGTTCCGAATAATTTTGTCTTCTTTTTCTATATCGTTATTTCCAGAACCCCCGCATGCTTCTATAATTATCTTATTGTATTGATCTGAGAACCTGGATGAGGATCTACTACAATCTGGATGCGCTTCTTTGAATTTTGGAATTAAGCAGAGGTTTTTAGTTGCTACTCTTTTAATTGCTTTTCTAATTTTATTCTTTTGTTCATCTTCTTTTTCCCATTTGTTTTCATCCTTTACATATAATACTTCTCTCTTGTTGTCCGCACAATGAACAGGCCTTTTTGTAACATCCAAAGCCTTTAGGTTAGTTGTGATGATATTAGAAATACCCTCTACAAAACCAAGTCTTCCTATGCTCTCTAAATCTGATAGCTGTAACTTAATGGATTCTACAAAATCCATAATATTCATTGCGTCTTTGCATGTCTCGTTTAAAAATACATTTAAGTTGAAAGTTTTGTTATGTGAATTATTATTATATGAAATATTTGTATTATGGGTTCCATTTTTTATAACTTCTAATAACTCGCTGTTCTGTTTTACTAACATTATTATTAAATCTTTATCTGACATT